TGGCTGTCTTGGCTTGTTCTGCCATCAGGCCGCCGAAGTCTGCCTCCATCGACTGCACTAGTATTTTCACGCCTTGATCAGCTGGCACCAATCCGTCTGAAATCATCTTCTGCATTTCGGCAGTGGTCACGCCGGCAGCTTCTGCCAAGTAGCGCAGCGCCGGTACCCCAGCCTCTGCCAGTTGCCGCAGGTCGTCTCCTCCGATCTTGCCCTTGGCACCCATCTGCCCCAAGGCCAGCGTGATGCGATCGACACCAGCCGACCCAAGGCCCAAGCCGGCGGCAGCATCGCCCACCGCAGTCAGCGTCGGGATTACATCCTCGGCAGCCGTGCCCATCGCGATCATGCGCGATGCAGCCTTGGTCAAGTCATCAAATTGAAACGGTGTCTTAGCCGCGAAGCTGCGCAGGTCGTTCAGCATGCCTTGCGCAGCCTCACCGCTGCCCAGCATGGTCGTGAAGCCGACCGTGGTCTGCTCTAGCGCGGCAGCCAGCTCGAAGCTGCCGACTATTGCGTTCTTCAGGCCGCCGACAATTGCCTGCAAGCCCATCTGCAAGCCCAGACCGCCGGCAATTGTTGCCATGGTCTTGCCCATGCCCTCGAATGCGCCGCCGGCTTCTTTGGCCTTCTTGCCGGTCTTCTCGACCTCGTCGCCGGTCTTCTTCAGCGTCTCGCTGGCTTCATCGACCGCAATGATGCGCACTTTTACATCAGCCATCGTATTGGTCCTCCATGCGTTCTACCTGACGCACAATGGCCAGCACTTGCGGCTGGCTGTTCGCCAGCTGCACCAGATTGCCGGCGCTGGCCTTCAATGCCTTGAATGCGTTGTAGACGTTGCTCACGACGGCCATGCGTTGAAGCAGACCGGCTGGCTGGTCCAGCAGTCCGCCTGCTTCTGGCAGCGTGTGCCAGCGTTCTGATTGCCATGCCATGCGTAATTCCATAGGTGCCTCGGCGCCATCGCGCGCGCAGCGCATGGCGTCTATTATGCTTTTGGGTCGACTTCCATGACCTCGGTGTAGACGTTCGCCAGCTGTTCGCTCAGCCAGCGCACTGCGCTCACCTTCATCTCGCCCACGTCTGCCACTTTCCATTCTGGCGATTTTATCCAGCCGGATGTCACCGCTGCCCGCAATATCTCGCCCCGGTACTTCGCGATCGGCAGATCACCTGCCGACTTGATTAGCACCGCGAAGGCCTCGACGTGGCGCTGCTTCAGCTCATGCAGCACCACGTCAATGCCCAGCGACTCGTTTTGCAGTTGCACTGCTTAAGGGTTAACGCCGATGGTCAGCGCGCTGTTGCCTGTGAAGGAAACGCTTGCCGCCACCACGCCATCATACGGAGTCGAGAACTGGATCCCAGCCACGAAGGCCGTGCCGCTCATCTTGATCGCCCCGGACGCCACGCCTTCCGGGTTGATGATCAGCGCCACACTCGTGCCCGGTGTCAGCTCGCTGTCGAATAGATCGGTGGTGTCGTCGTACAGCATTTCCACCGTCGCCTCGAATGAGCTCACGGTCGCGACCTGTCCGCGAAAAGTGTCCGCCGCTGCGGTGATGTCCACCATGTTCATTGCGGTTGTCAAGGATGCGCTGCGCACGTGCGTCAGCGTGTCCGAGCCCGCCTTTACTACCAAACTCTTACCTGTAAATACAGCCATGTTATTACCTCACTGATATTCTGTAACGTTGATTATTGTCTGGCAGCCGAAGAAGTTCTCGCCACTTCCAGCCGGCCACTCAAACACTCCGCGCGCACTGCTGGCGCCCGTTATCTCGCACCTTGTGAAGATGCTGCGATTAGCCTGCAGCACCACCAGCAGCGCGTCCATATACCGCATCGTGTCCGGCCATTCATCGGCCACACGACTCAAGCCCACCAGCTCAATCAGCGCCAGCTCGCTGATGCTGTGCTGCACCATGCCATCGCCCACGCCTGCAGCGATCGGCGTGAACATTGCGCTGCTGTCGCCGCGCGTTGTGCCCAGCAGCCGCGCCGGCAGATTGGCGCCCGGCATGCTTGGTGGCAAACTGCTGATGTCATACGCCGTCGGCGTCACCGAGCCGGTGGCTTCCGCCGTGTATGTCACCGTCAGCGCCGAAAGCGCCGTCACGATACTGCGCAGACTGCTCACTGCGTGTTGCGCCTGTACGGCTCCAGAATGGCGGCGATGTCTGCCGGCAGCCTGCCCGGCAGCAGCACCATGCCATCGCCCACGCTGACTGCGCGGTCCAGATCGGCGTTGCTCTCGCGCTGCCGATACAAGAACGCCGTCAGCCGGATTGTGGCGGCCACCACGTCGTCCGGCGCCGTCAGGCTGTAAGCCCACTTCGCCAGCACGCTGATGGCGCGCTCGTTGTCCCCGGCGCTGGTCATCTGCCACAGCTTGCTGCTGCTCTCCAGCATGGTCAGCCCATAGATCGGCGTACCGTTTGCCGGCAGCGTCACGCAGTCTGTGTTCACCACGATCACGGTGGCATCGCCGTTCGTGATCGTGGTGATTGTCGCTGCCTCTAGACTGTCGCTGAAGTACAGCGTGCGCCCATACACATCATTCAGCGAGTTGAAGTAGTTCGTACTGTTCGCGCTGGCCTCAAATGTGCGGTGCGTGTAGTTGTCCACAATCGACTGCGCCCGCACCACCAGCGTGCCGATCAGTGTATCGTCGGTCGACGTGGTGATGCCTAAGTATGTTTTAACAAGCGCAGTCGTTGTGTATGCCATCTCAGTCGTCCTTCTTTGCCTTCAGTACTGGCTTCGGCTTGGCAGAGGCCGTGCCCTTCAAAGACACGGCCCAGCCCAGCTTCACCAGTTCAGCTTCCAGCTCGTTAGATACTGTCAGCTCTTCGCCCTCTTCGCCAACATAGCTGGCGTCATTGTTGCCGTAGTCAGTCCCGGCCACGGCTGTGGTGAAGCGTACCGCTGCCATGATTAGGCCTGCGTTCCGTAGATCGCGCCCTCTGCGGTCGTCACAGAAAAGCCAAACCGGGCACTAGAGAACAAAGCCGTCTGTCCATACTCTTCATAAAGGTAGGGATTTCTGCTGATCACTAAGCCCGAGCGCTCCGCCAGCACGGTGCTGGATGCGAAGTTCACCAGCGAAACCGACTTCAGGCCGGTTGTCGCTGCCGGCATCGCAGCCGACACAATCACTGGATAGCCGTACAGCATCGCGCCGCTCTGCGAACTGCCAGCCTGCTCCACCTGATTGAAGGCGAAGTTAGTTGTGGTCAGTGCGCGGATGAGCGCAAGCGTGGCGTTCTTCATCACCCACACCGGACCGGGAGACCCGACGGTGTAAGGCTCTGGCAGTGCGAAGAACAAGCCCAGCACGTCAGCGATGGTCAGCGCAGCCGCACCCGCAAAGGTGTAGCCCGCCGTTCCGCCTGCCTGAATGCCAAGCGGTTGGCTGGAGCCGGAGCCCGTCACTACGTAGGTGTTCTCAACTTGCGCAAGGCCACGGCCGAGCACGTTGACCAAGAATGCGTCCAGTGAAGCTTGCTGGTCAGCCAAAAGCTCATTCGAAGCCTTGATCATGTTCGAGAAATTGTAGATGGACACCAAGCGCGAAGTGAACGTCGGCAGGCTCTCGGTGTATGCGGCAGCTTCTGCGCGCAACACAAATCCCGCTTTGTTGTTTTCGGTCGGCACCTGCACGCTGTCAAGCGCGGTCTGGATTATCATCGCACCAGCACGGCGCGCGATCGCCAGCTCGTCGCGTTTGGCAACGATCTGATTGTATAGACCTTCCGGAACAAGCACACCACCGGCGGTGCCGGTGCCTTCGGTCATGCCAGTCTTGGTGCTGCTGTAGTCCGCTGTCTCGGTCCTGCTGTAGTAGTTCTTTTGTCCGGTGCGCAGCCAGTGCGTGAAGGCCTTGTGGCCGTCGTGATCGCCGCCCAGATCAGACACTACCCCGGCCATCTTGCCGGCTTCCACTTTCGGCTCGTTCACCTGCGCGGTCAGCGCGGCGATGCTTGCCTTCAACTCTGCAATTTCGTTCGGGTTGTCCATTGTCGTATCCTCTGTATTGTTTTCAATTCCGCCATTTTCGGTTGCCGCTTCTGCCGATGCCTTCACGGCATCCTCTGGCGTCGCAACTTCCCCGCTCTTCATCGTTGCCGCTTCATTGCGCGGCTCAGCTGGCGTCGGTGTCAATGACGCTTCAGCGACCCACCACATCTTAATCCATGCCACGTCGGCGCTCTTCTGCTCGCGCTCCACCAGATGTGACACGGCACCACTGGACCAGCCCAGCTTGCCATCCTCTGCCAGCTTGTAGATGCTGGCCTCGTACTCGTCGCGCATTGCCAGCTGCGCTTCCACCCATAGGCCGATCTTATCTTTCTTCAGCTTGCCCGTGCCCAGCACGCGCTTGCCGATCAGTGTATCTTGTCCGTGATGATACAGCACCGGCAGCTCTGCGACCGTGCCCAGCTCGGTGTCTGCCGTGAAGTAGTCGCCGGTCAAGTCCGGGCTGCCTTCGTCAGTGAAGCGCACCAAGTAGCCGCCGATCTTGCCATTGCCCAGCGCCTTGACTGCGCTGCCCACCATTTGCACGTTGATCTTGTTTTCCATCTTCTCACTTCCTGTTGTAGCTTTTTCGTCTTGTGTGCTGTTGGCCCTTGCCCACGCTGCAGCGCGCTTGCTGTCTGTCTTCGAGCCGCCGCCCCATAGCGCATGCGCCACCACGCCCGGCGATGGATAGCCATCTGCGCCCACCGTTGCCGCTGGCGCGTCCAGATCGCCCATGTGCCGCGCAAACCATGCCGCCATGCGCATGGCCTTGTCTGCCGATACATTGCCGCCGGCCATCGCGCGCGCTTCGCTCAGCGTCTTCTCGGTCACGCCGTCGCCGGCCTTGCCTGCCTTGTACCATGCCAGCCCGCGCCGTGCGTTGGCTGCCATCCAGCCCGGTGCCATAACTTTTGCGCTGGCGTCATCCAGCGGCAGCGCCTTCGCCATTTCGTCCAGCCATGCTTGCGGCAGCGCATCGGTCAGCCCTTTGCGTTTTGCTAATCTGATCAAGCGCTCCTTGAATTGCTCGAATGTGATCGGGCCCTTGTACCTGCCCCAGCTGCTTACCGCTGCGGCCACATCTGCGGCATCCATCACCGGGAACTTGCGTTCGGTGCTCAGCACGAAATCGCCCGGCGCCAGATTGCCGCGCTCCTCTGCGCCATATTTTGCCTTCTGCTCCAGCTCGTCGTCATAGCTGCCGCTGATGTCTGCCTCGTCGCCTTCCTGCGGCTCCATCGACAATGCCAGCTCGTCGTTTAGCGGTCCGCCGAAAATCCACGCATCGCAGCGCCGCTGTGCGCTGCACTTGAAGTTGAACGCCTCACAGTAGCCCAGCTCGCCAGCCTTGACAACGTCCCACGCATCGACGCCGCCCAAGCCGTCAGCGATGCAGGCCTTGATGGCCGTGGTCACATTGAACGCCGCGCAGGTGCCGCAGCGTGGCGCCTTCGCCTCTTCGACCGATACGCCCCAGCGGTCAGCGGCTGCATCCCAATATTCTGCATTGTCCTGCGCCGGGTCGAGCGGCCCGTAGTTCGCCACAAGGATGGCGTTCTGCCGCGCTTCGAGATTGGCGGCCACGTTCTGCGTGGCGATCGGGCAGAAGTCCGGCTGGCCTTCGGTCAGCTCCGGCTCCGCTTCCATCGGCGTCTCGTACAGCTCGCCAGCCTCTTCGCCCTGCGCCACGATTGCGCCGTTGTCGTCAATTGTGATTGTGATCGTGGTCATGTGCTCACCGCCGTTAGTCCCTTGCTTGTAAGATAATCAGCGATCGCACGCGCCACAACTTTTGAAGCAATGAGCGGCACCTTAGAGTCAATTTTTTTGGCCATGTCATCCACTGACTTCCATCCGCGCCGTGCCATTGCGCTGCTCTGGCGGATTGTGTCATCAACTCCACCATGCACAGCCCCAACATAGCGCACGCCCTCGCTGACAACTTCCACCACCATCGCATTGCTGGAAATATGTGTCTTCCAGTTGCTTTGCAGGTCATCGCTGCGCAACTTGCCGACCGGCTTAATTGCGTTCACGCTGGTCACTTTAAAGTCCATGAATTTTTTGCCGCTGTCTTCGTCAACATTCCGAAATCTTTTAACCTTCTGAACTCTCTGCGCGGCCACATAATAAGCGCCATCGCCGCGCTTCCAGAATGTCCTGCCGTTCACGATACTGTTGCCGCTACTGGTCGGCTTTCGCGCGCTGCCAGAATAGCCCATCTGTGGCGGCCTGTATTCTGTCAACTTTTGCGCCACTGTAGTTAACTCAAGCATTGTGCTCTTCATCACCATGCCCATGTCAATGTTTTTCAACGCAGCCGCGAACTGATTCGCGCCATCCATTGTGATTGTAGATTGCGACACTAGTCGAACACTCCGACGTCATCTGTGTCAGCAGACTCCTCAAAGCCGATGCGACATCGGCAATTCGGATGCGCTGGCGGCCCTTCGCTGAATTGCTTGATGTATATCTTTTCTTTCTTGTTGTCCAGCGGTCCGCAGATCGGACACACCCGCTCATCGACGCGCGTGCTCCAGCGGCGCACCGGATTTTCACCGTACTCGGTCAGGATGTCATAAGCGCCATTGGTGGCCGCTGCCTTCGCGCGCGTGACTTCGGTCACTGCCGTCATCGCTGCCCGGTACGGGCTGAACGTAGGATACAGCGCCGCCGTGATCTCGGCTGCGCTCAGCGACGGGTCCAGCCCCAGCTTCGCAGACACGCGCCGCAGATTGTCGAGCGTGGTCTTGTTCATCTCCAGCCGCAGCGTGGTGCCGGCTTCGCGCTCGGCATAATTGAACGCCGCAGTAGTAAACCGCTCCGGGTCGACGTCCACCCCGCTCGGCTCAACGTCGGCCTTGATCTGCACGGTGTAGACGCCTTCCAGAATTGGCGCCAGCTTCTTGCTCAGCGCATCGAACATCTGCTCTGTGCCGGTATAGTCCACCACGCCGTTCGCGGCTTGTGACTTGATGCGGCCGCCGAACTTCTTAAACACGGCATTGACTGCCGCTGCTATTTTCTTCTCGGCCTTCGTTGTCAGCCGCAGCTCTTTAATATGCACGTGCTCAAATACCTGCGCCACGTCTGCATCAGGTGCAGCCAGCTGCGCCTTAATCCAGCTCTCAAGCTCCGGCACTATGTGATCGCAGCCGAAGTCCACCGCCCGGCTTGCGCTCTTGATCGCCAGCTTGGCCCACACCCTCAGCTCTTCGGCCATGCGCTTCTGATGCGCCTGCACGCCGTACTCGTCGAACTCGAATTCATCATCGGCGTCGCTCGGCTCATCTTCCATTGGCGGCTCGGTCGGCATCTGCAACGCCTTCGGCGCTGCCTCCACCGCGATCACCGCGCCGCTGGTCGTCACCGTCTCCACCATCGCATCCAAGCCGGTCACGTCCTCGACGGCATAGCCCAAGATCAGCATCGCATTCGTCAGCGGCATGCCGGCGTTGACCAAGTTCAGCAGCGACCCGCTGCGCTCGGCTTCGTCTTCCTGATAGATCGCCAGCGCCTCCGGCGTGAACTTGATCTCCAAGCCCATCTCGCCCAGCACCTGCTCGTTGATCGCGGCCTCGTACATCATCAGCCGCGCCTTGATCGTGTTCTCGTAGAACAGCCGCATGTCAGACTGCGCCGTTGCATAGTTGGCGCTGTCACTTGTCAGCAGGCTCAGCGGGATGCCGAAGGCCGCCGCGATCTCGCGCGTCGTGGTCTCGTGCATCTCTGGCATTGCCATCGTGTTGATTGCCGGCGTGATCGCCTGCACCGTCACCTCGCTGCGCAGCGCCAGCACGCGCCACGCATTGCGCACCCCGGTCATGGTGCGCTTGAAGAAGCGCTCGGTGCGGTCCATCTCTGCCGGTGCCGGATTGCCGGCCACGGTCAGCAGCGTCATCGGCTGGCCGCCTGAACTGAAGAAGCCGCTGGCAAACTCCTGCATGCTGATGCGCAGATTGGCGGCTGGCAGCGCTACCTGCGCCGGCGCCAGCCCGTTGCCGACTTCGGTCTTGAAGCTGAACTCACGAATAAACAGCATGCGCTCGCTGTCCCACGGCCCGTACTGCATCGCGCCGATGCGTTGCGTATAACTGACGCGCCGATCGTGCGGCTCGTACTTCGCGGTCATCGTTGTCGGTGATAAGAATTGAAGGCCGACGGTGCGTGTGCCGCCACTCGCGGGTTGCATTTTGAGCACGTATGCACCACCGGCCACCATCAGACTGGCCTCCATCTCGCCCAGCAGTTTGCCGAGCGTTTGTGGAAAAGGCCAGCTTACCAGCTTCTCACCCTTGCGCACAATGAACGGCACGCAAGCCAGCGCCTGCGCCCGCAGCATGACTGCCCGGTACAACTGCGGCACTTTCGCAAATGCATCGACCGCGTTGCCGCGCCCTTCCGGGTGGTCGATCATCTCCTGCGCCCAGCCCGGAATCGCAACCGTGGCCTTAAGGTGTCCGCTTGTGCTAAGTAGTTGCCGCGTGTATTCCATTTATGCCTCGAATAGTACCATGGGCCCGCCACGTGCAACGGCACGCCACGCAAGCGCAAGGCTGATCACATGGTCGTCGTGCATTCCACCCGGTGCTGAATAGCGAATAGCGCCCGACGGCAGGCGCTCGCTTTCGTATGCTTGCAGCTCGTTGAGCAGCGTGGTGTTGTTAGTCAGCCCGATGTCTCCGCGCTCAATCGCAAGCGCCAGCGCATCTATGAGTGGCGGCTTTGTGATTGCAGTGGTGGTGAATGACTGCACCGGCAGCTCAAGCCGCTGCAGTGCTTCCACCAGCGGCCCGCCCATTGAGTTTGCCTCGGCGAGTATAGCATACGGCTGCCAGCGTTTGTGCATTCGTTGCAGTCTGTCAAGCTGTAGCGCGTAGGCTGTGTCGTTCATGCGCTCGATGCAGACCACCTGCGCCGTCTGCACGCACATCACGGTGAACACGGTGGCATCGTTGGTGCGCCCCCAGTCCACGCCCATGACGTAGGTGCTGCCGGGCTGCGGCTCGGTCTCGTGCTCGCGCACGCACTCCTGCACGCCCCGGAACACGCCGCCGGCATCGTCCACGAATTCGGCCAGCCACTCTTGCCGGTAGGTGCGCGACGAAACGCTGTCGCGCGCCAGCTCGGCAGCCTTGCGGATGTTCGGCAGCGGGTTGGCGTTGCTTGGTGCGGTCCAGCTGGAATACTGCTCGTTTCTCTCGGTGCCGCGCATCCACTCACGCCAGAACCAATTGCGGCCCTTCGGCGTGCTGATTGCCACCAGCTTGCCGTCGCGGTCTGCCAGCGTCGGCAGCAGAACGTCTTGGTAGGTTGCCTCGCTGACGCGCGCCGCTTCGTCAATAAAAACGTAGTCGAAGGACTCACCGCGCAGCGCGATGTCATTGTCAGCCGTGAAGACTGAGATGCGGCCACCGCGCACGAAGTTCAGGCTGCGGTCCGTGCGGTGCGCCTGCACCATGTCGGTCTGCGTTGTCAGCGCCTCCAAGAAACGCCACATCGGCCGGCTGTTGGCGTATGTCGGCGCCACCCATGCCACGGCACCGCCCACGTCTGCGGCTGTCAGCGCCATCGTGCCGGCTAGGGTGCTCTTGCCCCAGCGCCGGCCGCAGGCGATCATCTTAATGCGTGCCGTTGCTGACGCGATCTGTAGCTGGTCGGCCCGCAAGTGCGGCAGTGAAATTCCCATGGTCAAACACCTGCATTCTGATCGCCTCGCCATCTTCGCCGACGTGCTGCAGCTGCTGCGGTATCATGCCGTCGGCTCGATTCATCAGCGCCACCAGCATCGACGGCTGCGGCTCCATCAGCATCTGCACGTAGCAGCGCAGGATTACCAGCTCTTTGAGCGTGGCTTCGCCGCCCAGCTTGCGCAGCTCGCGCGCAATGCTGATGCACTTGTCGCTGGCTGCCAGCGGTGTCATGTCGCCAAGCTCGCGGATTATCTCAGCCCAGCTTTGCCCCTTCTTCGGTCTGCCTGCCGGGTTGCCGGATTGCCCCGGCTGGTACATGACCAGATTAGCGCGTCGCTGCTTGCGCCTCTCCTCGTCTGACTTGCCGCTAGTCTTAGCTGTTGCCACTGTCCTCAATTCCGGTGGCCACGCTGTAAGCCGCCAGCGACGCCACCAGCGCGTTGGCTGCCTCGGCTCCGGCCATGTTGCCGGTCTGCCAAACGCCAAGAATGGCAACGGCAGACGCGATCAGCGCCCAGAACTTCCGGCTGTGCAGTAGGTTGGTGATTTTCAACATTGTGATCTCCTATTATATGTTCAGCGTTTGCTGTGTTGGCAATTGTACCGCATGCGCAATGCGTGCAGCGGCGATGGCGATATATGCGGGGTCCTGCTCGATGCCGATGAAGCCGAAGCCGTCCATGCGTGCCGCCTTGCCGGTTGATCCGCTTCCCATGAAGGGGTCGAGCACCACGCCGCCGGGCGGTGTGACGAGCTTGCACAAGTAGCGCATCAGTTCGGTCGGCTTGACGGTCGGGTG